CTTAAAAAAGATGATTTCTTCTGGTCGTTTTAGTCAGACTCAAATTGATAAACTTATTGAGTTCTCTAGTGCAGTAGCAGAATCAAAAAATAAGATTGAGCAGGGTAATACTGCTCTAAAACTCTTAAATGCTACTTCTGGACAACATGTTGATGTAACGGCCGAATCAATTAAGCAATTAACAATTCAAACAAACTTAACAAAAGTCGCTACTCAAAATTTCACTGACATGAAAACACAAATGCTTGATTCATTACGAGCACAAGTAGAATTCATTCGGTTAAATGGTGGTAGCGAAGAACAAGTTAAATCGTTGAATAAGGTAATCCAGGCATATTCTTTAAATCAAATTTCAGCAACTGATGCTGTAGACAAGTTCAACAGTACTGCCAAAGTTCCTGCTGAAAATATCAAGGGGTTACAGGATTATGCTACTAAAACGGATCAGTCTAAAATTGCGTTGAATCAGGCTAATGCTGAGCTGAAGAAACAAAACGACTTACGTAATGAGTACCTAAAACAACATCAAACTGTACTTGGTGCTCAACAAGGAGAAACAAATGAATTAAATAACCAAGTCGCTGCACAAGAAAAGTTAAATAAGTTACGAGACAACGCCAACAAAGATATTCTGAAAAATGATTTTCTTATAAAAAACACTAAGGCATTTGGTGGTGGCGAAAAGGGTCTTGATAAGGCGCGTGCGGCATCAGAGTTTTATACCGACAATAAAATTCCGATGACTAGAAGTTTAACTAGTCAGGAAGCTGCAATTTTTGAGGCTTGGTATAAGAAGCAGAAGGAAGTCAAGGACTTACAAGAAAGTATTACCGAATCTAGCAGAAAGCAAACAAAAGAGGTTGAAAAACAAACCAAAGAGTCTGCCAAACAAGCTGTTCTACTTGCTGGAAATGATGAGCGAGTGAGAAATATGCTACGAGTGTATCTGGCATTTCGAAATGCAGGCTTAGGCGATAAACAAGCTCGTGTAATGACAGCTCAAGTTGGACGAGAGACTGATTTTAGAAATGAGGCAATGTTTGGTAGCCATAAGGATGAAAATAATGGTTATACAAATACTGGATTTTTATCATGGCAAAAAAGTCGCTCAACTAAATTAATGCAGTCTTTACAAGGGCAAGGAGTCTTGGATAAAAACGGTAAAATCCAGCAAACTCAAGATGCATTGGATGCAATGGCTAAACATGCTGTGCAAGAGGCGATGACCGATAAAAGTTATAGTAAATCTAAAGCAGCTCTTCTTAATGACGATTTAGACTATCGAAGTTTAGAGAGAATTGTTGCCAAAAATTTTGTTGGCTGGGACTATGACGGGAAAAAGCTTGGCAAAGCTAAAGCTTCACAGCATTTAGCCAAACAAGACTCTTACTATAATCAGCTTAGTAAAATTTTAGGGGATAACCCCGAAGCAGCCTCAAAAGCAATTAGTGATCTTTCGAAATTCGAAGATGAAGCATATAAGGCACGTGCAAAAACTCTTGAGGAAATTAAGCAGCTCCAAGCAACATATGATTCAGAAACAGTTGCTAGAAGCAAAAAACGTGAGGAGGAAATCAACAAAGCAACCATTTTAGGTCAATCAAATTTAATCCCAAAAATTAATGAGCGTTATGATGCTGAAGATAAGTTAGCTCAGAAGCAATTTGATTTTGAAGTAAATGGTTATAAGTGGACTGAGAAGCAAAAGCTTGAGTACACATATGAAATCAATTCTTTGCGATTAGTTGCTGAAGGCAAACTCTCTGAAGATCAAAGAAAGGTTGCTTTAGATGGCCTGGAATTGCAAAAGCAGCAAGAGTTAGGATTACTAAAACTTGCTCAGGAACAGCGGTTGTTTCAGGCTGAGCAATTCATGCTGGGAGAAATGGAGCGTATCAAAAAACGTTATGCGCTTGAGTATGATGAAATATCAAAAATCACTGATCTTGAAGAGCGTAGAAGGAAGATGAGTGCATTTCAGGCTGATTTTATTCGTAATGGTGTGGGGAATCCAACAATTGATCAGTATGATACCTCTAGTCAGTTTCTTAAATCGACAAACTACACCAAGCCCAAGCAAACCAATATGCAAGTATTGGATGAAGATTACGCTCAAACTTATCAAAAGTTGAAAGATAATCTTGCAGCTGTTTTGGAGTCTGAAAAAGCTAGTTATCAGGAACGATTGGAGGCGGAGCGCGTATTCAAAGAAGCAAGACAGCAAATGGATAATGAGTACCACCTGAAGGCGATTGATGCAAGAAAAGCAGATCACGACAGTCAATTGCAATTATACAGTCAGATGATTTCATCTGCTTCAAGCACATGGGGAGGTTTAACTCAAATTGTTAAGGATGCGCGTGGTGAAAATTCACGCTCTTTCAAGGCAATGTTTATAGCTCAACAATCCTTTGCTATTGCTTCTGCGATTATCTCTGCTCATTTGGCAGCTACACAAGTAGCTGCTGATGCAACGATCCCATTTTTTGGGGCAAAAATTGCGGCTTCAACCGCCATGCTTGCTATGGGATATGCAAATGCTGGTTTGATTGCTGGGCAAACAATAGCTGGATTCTCAGATGGTGGTTACACTGGATCTGGTAGAAAATATGAACCTGCCGGTATTGTCCATAAAGGAGAGGTGGTCTGGTCCCAAGAAGACATTAAACGCTGGGGCGGTGTTGGCTTAGTCGAGAAAATGCGTAAGAGTGCAAACCCTGAAGCTTTTCTCAATAACAATGCCTCGGCTGATAGTGTCATGCGCCGTGCATTGATGAGCTCTAATGCCTTTATAGAAAGCCAAAAGCAAGCTGACATCTTTAATCAACCGGTTCAAGATACTCAGATTATCTATAAAGGTAATAGAGACATACCTAAGTTAGCGTCTTCAGAAAATTCTGACTTTTTCCATGATGGCAAGGTCTATTTTTCTTCAAATGGCTTGGTTCAGGATCGCTCAAATCTTGAGGATGTTCAAGACTTCACGATAGGTCAAGCTGCTCGACCTCAAGCTGAGATTTTGCCTTCAATTGAACCTTCTACACCTACTATCAATTTCAAAATTGAAGTGATTAATCAGGTGAGTGGGGCGACAGTTGAAGCCGAACAACTGGATGAGCAAACAGTCCGGATCATTGTAAAAGATGAACTGGATAAGCAGCTTCCAAGAACGGTACCGAAGCTTGTAAGTGATCAAATTGGTAATCCAAACTCAACTATTAGTCGGTCTTTGACTGAGAATACGACAGCAAGACGGAATCGATAGTTTTAGATTCCCCCTTATAGAAGGAAGAGATGTTAATGGAATGTAACTAAAACATTTTAAAGATAACGGTATAAGGAGGAAAAATTAAAGTTGCACTTATAGAAGAGAGAAATGTTAATGGAGCGTAACAGATACCTTTTAAAGTAACAGGTATAAGGAGAGATAAATTTAACATTGTACTTATAGAGTGGAGTGGAAAGTTAATGGAAGGTAATAGCTAATTTTTAAAGAGGTGGGTATAAGGAGGATAATTTAACGCTACCCTTATAGAAGGGCAAGAGCTGTTGACACCTTAAACCTACATCTACTTCTAAAACCCATTGACAGCCAATATTATGAAATGACCACCTTCGGGTGGTTTTTTTATGTCTGTATGCGGAAAAACCGCATGAGGATAAACAGGTTGGAAATTTATAAAGTTCCAAAAAGCAAAAACCCCAGTGTTGGCGCACTGAGGTTTTCAATTCAACTCAACCGATCAAAGTTAAGAGGAGAAATCTCTATATGACAAATCATACATCAAAATCACATTTAAAGGTAGATGGAAAAATGAGCGAATCTGGTGCTGATTATGTAGGTAAGATCCAAAGTTATGCATTACTTATTATTGCAATCTCAGTTTTGATAAGTGCTTTAGGAGGCGTTGCATGGCTATTATTAAAATAAATCAATTTGAATATTAAGAACCGACCCAATTAAAGGTCGGTTTTTTATTGCCTGAAGGAAAGTTATGTACAAGTTAAAGCTAAATCCCCAGACCAGCGGCTATGGCGTAACACCAGGTGATGATGTGAAACGTCAGCAGATGGATGGAGGACGTGGACGCTATTACATCGATGTAAAACGGAATAGCCACATTGTCGATGTGAACTGGAACTTAAGTAAAACAGATTTCAATAAAATGATGGCTTTCTGGCGGGTCTACCAGAATAAGCCAGCTTCATTTTATGCGGATCTGGTGATTGATCAGGGGGAACGTCAGCAATATCTATGCAATTTCATTCCAAACTCGTTCAAGACCAATGAAGTCAACGGCAACCTTTACCGGGTAAATGCACAGCTCGAAGTTGTTCAAAACCAGCCTAACCTGAATGCCGATATAGCATTAATTAAAGATTGGGAGGTCTAATGGATAACGAATATGCCGAATTCTTTTTCAATCGAAAAGTTGATATTTATCAACTGGAATGTATTGAACTCTCACACCCTTCTTTTATGAATACTTACCGGGTAGTCCGTAATGATGACCGAGGGGTGTATGTTCAGCACAATGAAGGTGAAGGGCAGGTGCTTTATGAATACCTGCCTATGACAATTCAAAGATCCGGAATGCTGGGCGATCTAGACCAGACTTTAACAGTCTCTATTTCAGGTCTTGGTGATATTTTGCCGGATGAGTTTGAACGGGTAATAGAAGGTCAATTTCCGGATGTAAAACCAACAGTTAATTATCGGCTTTATAGTTCAGATAATTTAAATACACCGATGCATTATCTGCTTGGCTTACAACTCGCCGGTGTTTCAATGAACCATAAAGCTGTGACGTTCAAAGCTGAATCTCCACGATTAAATACCGCTAAAACTGGAGATATCTTTGCACTAGACCGCTTTACTGGTCTCAAGGGGGCTATATGAAAAGTCATGATCATTTGCTTGATAGACAATATGACGAGGAAAACTACAACTGTGTTCATTTTGCTCATGAAGCTGCATTGGATCTATATGGAATAGACCGGGCGGAAGCACTTGAATTTTTTATGAAGCCTATTAAAGAAAAGGTATTTCTACCATCAAGGTTAAAACTTTTAAATCCACTGCCCATGCCCAAGGAAGGCTGCATAGTCGCCTTTCACTCGAGATACCGAAACAAGCCCCCACATGTGGGGCTTTTTCGTTTGGGTCGTGTTCTACATTTGATGGAAGGCGGAGTTACTTTTTTATCCGAAGAAGTGATCAAGGCAATGGGTTTTAGTCGGGTCAGTTACTATGATTAAGATTATTTATAAAAAAGATGCTTTGTCTGAAGAAAAGACGATTGAGCAGGCTCAAACCATCGGACAATGGCTTACTTCAAAATATGATTATATGCCTGAACATGTCCGTATTTTCCATACAACAAGTAATATGGATCATGCCGAAATTTCATTTGCGAATGAAGTCACGCCGAAAAATGCATATGAGTTAAAGCAGCTTGATTTCTTACCAGGTACTTTTATCGTAATTGAGAATCCTAAAGGTATTGAGCTTGGTGCAGCTGCATGGGCTGCTATTATCTCATTGGTTGTGGGGGTGGCAGTTGCATTATTAATGCCAGTACCTTCAATTACACAAACAAACCAAAATAACAACCAGTCTTCATCTGCAAATAACGAATTATCCAATCGTGAAAATAAAACTCGTGTAAATGGCCGGATTGCTGATAACTATGGAGCCGGGTGGAACACACCCGACCTAATCGCAGTGCCTTACAAAGTTTATGAAAATAACGTTGAAGTTGAACACGTTGTCGGTTGTATTGGTCGTGGTCACTATAAAATTAACGGTGCATATGACGGTGAAACCAATATTGTCGATATTGCCGGTGCATCGGTAGAAGTCTATCGACCAGGCGTTGATATTGTCTCGGGTGAGCCATATTTCTCGCTTGGTACCGAAATTAC